CGCCGATTCCCTTGACCTTTACGGCTTTCTCCTCGCCGTAGATGTCCACGCGCGGGAAGTCCTTTGCATAGTCGGCGATGACCTTTGCGAAACCGACTCCACGGTACTGGTGGAAAATGATCTCATTGACACCGGCTCCGGCTTCGGTTGAAATCGGAATGAGGCTCAGGCCCTTGAGCTCGGCATATTTTGCGTCGTAAGACTTTGCCTTGACATAGGCAAGCTCACGGTTAAAGAAAACTGATTCGTTAGAATCAAGTCTCATTGGGTTATTTGTCTGAATAGCCATTTTCTATCTCCTCTTAGTCCAAAGAAACAAGAGCAAGCTCGTCGCTGTTAGAACCTGCTTCTTTAGCTGATTTGAATTTTCCAACCAAAGTGTTTCCACTTGATTCGGTTGTAAATGTTCCGTCCGCTGTCACGTAGGCATCGGCTTCGATAGTAGGCTCAACGTCTGCGGCAAGAACTACCCAGATGTAGCCCTTCTCCATCACGTTCACGGATTCGGTCGGAATGTAGCATCCACGGGAATCAAGGAAAGCATTCTGATGGAATACGGCGACTCCGGCATAGACTGCATCGGAAGATGTTGTGACCTTTGAGCTTGTCACGTCCGCTCCGTCATACGCAAGCTTCACTTCGAGCACACCGTCATTGTCGGATTCAAGGAAAATCTTTCCAGCGTCCGAACCTGTTCCGGCTGTTGCCGTAACGTTTTCAACGTCATCTGCAATGTCCGAAACGATTGTAGCGACATCCGTTGCCACAGTTCCTGAAGTTGTTGTCGTAATTGATACGCCGTTGATTTCAAGGACGATGCCCTTTGATGCCGTGGTGTATGCGGACAGGTCAACGACAGCCTTGTTCGCATGCTTGCCGTTAAGCACAGCATTGCGTGCGCTGTTAAAGAAAACGCCCTTGCCGAAGTTGATTTTCTCCTTCGCCGTGACGCTCACGACTGTTTTCGGGTTCATGCCGTAGAGCAGACCCGCCATTGCTTTTTCAGCGTCAAGATTTCCGTACAGATTCATTACTTTGCCTCCTGGCCATGGTTCTTCATGCGCGCAATCATGCGGTTCCTTGCGTCGTTTTCGTCGGCGTGGGATTCCGGCGGAAGCTCGGAAAAGAATTTCCGGTTGCTGCCGTCAGCCTTTGCCTCCAGCATCTCCACGGTAGCGTCGTAACGTGCCTGGATGTACACGTCGTCCTTGCCGTCAAATTTTGCGTTCGGGAAAGCCGAAGTTATGACGGCCTTCTTGATGTCCATGTCGGACATGTCGGCCTTCACCTCGACCTTTGCCTTCTCGGCGTTGCGCAGAAGTTCCATTTTTGCTTTGACTGCTTCGTCAAGGCGTTTAGGGTCAGCTGAATCGGCCTTTGCTTTTTCAAGGTCCTTTTCAAGGCTGTCTGCTTTGTCTTTTGCAGAATCCCTTTCAGCTTCAAGTTCAGAAATACGCTTTTCAAGTTCCTTTTCCTTGTCTTCAAGGTCAGCAACTTTTTTATCCATCGCTTTTTTCTGCTCGCAGGCATCTTCTTCAGCTTTCTTTGCCTTTTCATCTGCTCTCTGAAGAGCTTTAATTACTTCAGCTTCTGCTTCGTATTCGATGCCGTCCAAGTTGATTTTTTTCAACATTTGGGTACCTCCATCAGTTTTTTTATAAAAAACCATATCTTCAAGGACAGCATCTTCACTGTCCGCTCGAAGTTCTATTTTTGCATTATCTCCGGCCCTTGCGGAATCAACGATTGCGCAGTGGTTGTAGCGGATGTTGCGCTGAATGAAATCGTATTCGATTCCGCACCATGCCGCTCCCGGCTCCGCAGTCTCAAGGTCGCAAGTATAGCCCATTGACAGGGCCTGCTTCCCGTTGAGGACTGCATCAACGGCATCTTTCTTCGTGATAATCATGTCGATTGCGCAGTTGATTCCGTCCGTCACTTCTTCCCAGTTTCGATGTTCCCATTCCTTGGTCCACGAAGGATTGTCGCCAAGGCTTCCGACCTGCAACCTGTCAGCGTTGTCGATAGTTACAAGCTCGGTCGGGTGATTGAGTGTGACGGGTTTCAGTTTCATTGAGCTGAGAGTTTTAGGGCTGAAAACTTCTTCAGGGAGACGAAGTTCCCTCTGGACCGTCCCGTCCTTACGCTTGTAGGTGAAGACGCCGATTGATGTTACAATGGCACGACCTTTCAGGAAGCCTTCGTTCGTCCTCTCGAAAGGAATTGTCATCCATTGGGAATTGTCTATGTTGTCGTAGCGGTTGACAGAATTGAATTTTACCATTTTTCTCCAGAATCGGGAATTTTATCCCGGAAATAAAAAACAGTCGTGGCAAGCATATTAATAATACATCTTTGTCGGTATTTGTCAAGAGAAAAAAAAATTAAACACACACCTTTAAAAACACACACACTTTTTCTTTTTGCGGTTTCTGATTTTGCTGAAAAAAAATCCGGGGATGCAAACTCAAAATTGCGGCGGGACTCACCGTTGAGAGTGTAGTATTTAGTATTTAGTATTTAGTATTTAGTATTTAGTATTTAGTATTTAGTATTTAGTATTTAGTATTTAGTATTTAGAGTTATTCGACACCGTATATACGGTGTTCGACGGTCATATATCGGTGTTCGACACCGTAGGGGTAACGTATATACGGTATCGAACGGTGATATATCACCGTATATACGTTACCCGACACCGTGTATACGGTGATATATCGATGTCGAACGGTCATATATCGGTGTATATACGGTGTTCGACACCGTATATATGATGTTAGATGGTGTTCGACGGTCATATATCGCAATAAAATATCATGTTTTCGTGATTTTTTATCCATGTGTATAAAATTATATACATACAAATATATAGCATATAAAAAAGTAGACAGTAGGGCACTTCCGTAGAAAATTGGGAAAAATTGTAAAAAAAGCGGCACCAAAAAAAAATCTCGGTGCTGCCAAAAGGAGAGGATTATATATATGGATTCAGGGGAATTATATTTCTATTTCCATTTTTTTTTCAACCGGGTTCAGCACCGCGTCATTCGGATGCCGTTCGGTCCACTTCGGCAATAAGTTCGGGGAAATACACCAGGCCGCTGCATCGGCACTGGATGTCTTCGCCCGGATGCAGCCTCACCGCCCCGGAAGGCCTATCCACCCACGTCTTGCCGTTGTCGTAACTGCAAAGGTTGGCATCGTCCCATCTGCACAGGAGCCCTTGCATCAGGGAATGGGAATCCCTGACCCTGTCATCGTGTGACGTGTCCCATACGTAAAGGTCGAGTCCGATTTCCTGCATCTGGTTCTGGTTAACCCGCCCGTTCAGCTTTCCTATCTGGTCACGTGCCAGTAGCTTGCAGTGCTTGTCGGACAGGCTTTCGGTGGCCTTCATGATTTCCTTTTTCAGCTGAGTTACGCCCCATCCAGATACTATGGCCTGTTCGGTCAGCGTGTTGATTTTCGAAACGAAATTCCTGGCGTTGGAAGTAATCAGGATGTAATTAGTTTCTATCCACGATTTCTTCATGTCGTTCCACCATGGCGACGATATGGGGACGGTTACGTTGATTCCTTTCTTGACGCTCTTAGTCAGTTCCTTGCTCTGAAATTCAAAGACATCATCAGCCATGGAATCCAAATCCATGAATATCACGTTGTCATGAGGCATGTCCGGCAGTTCGGAAAGATTCGGCATGTTGACACGCATCCAGTTTTCCATCTCACGTCCCATCTGCCTGTACTGCGGTCCCGGTATGGAATCCGTTTTGATTTCAACCGAATCCCCGCGCAACAGTGATTCCGGGTCTGCAAAAATCTTTCCGTTGACGTACTCAATCAGCGGCTTGAAAAACGATTTCAGTTCCGAATAGAATTTCCGTTCCAGTCCATAGGGATAGGCTTTCTTTCTGGACGTTACATTTTTAGTCAGTCTTTTTTTCGGTTCCATCTTGAACAGAATCTTCATCAGCTGGATTTCCGTTTCATTCTTTATCTTCATTTTTTTTCCTCGCAAAAATCTTCGCACGGCTTATCATCCGGCTCCACGTTCGTAAACAAATCCTGCACCAGACAGAAACCGTGTTTTCTTTTTACGGCCTCTTCATGGCTGTAGTCTCCGATTGTTTCCGTCTCCTCCACGAACCATGAGCAAGATTCGCAGGTTGTTTTTTTCTGCATCTTCCCTCCTAAAAAAACACCCCGCATGATTCCGGAAAATTCTTTTCTCATGCAGGGTTGCTGTCAACAGTTTTTTTGTTGGTTATTTTATTCCGCGGTAGCGCAGGATTCCGATGACGCTTGAACTGTTCCTTTCGACGAGCTTTGCCCCGTCCTGTTTGAAGCCGTCCTGCTCGAAAACCAGGTGCGTATTATCATCAATGGTTGATACGGCAATGGCAACATGCCCGAACCTGTTTTTTTCTGTCGCGCCGTAAACAATAACGTCACCATATCTTGCGTTCCTTGTCTTCATGGCGACAAAA